TAATGGAACACCTTCAGGATTTCCAAATAAGTGTGAAGATTGTGACAACAAAACCTTACCTACGGTTTTACATGCTGAAGCAAATGCAATAACTAAACTTGCTAAAAGCACGAATAGTGCAGAAGGCTCAACACTTTATGTTACACTATCGCCTTGTTTTGATTGTGCAAAACTTATTATACAGGCAGGCATAAAAAGAATAGTTTATTCTGAAACGTACAGAATTACAGATTCTTTTAAACTTTTTGAAGAAGCAGGAATAGAAATAAAACAATTAAAAATTTAAATTAAAAAACAGGAAATGGCAGCGAAAAACATTCAACAATTGGCAGAAAGCTTTATGAGAACATCTTCGGAAAAAGATTTCGTAGAGCTTTACAAAAGAATTAAACCAGGATTACTTAACCATTGCAAATCCATTCTCATAGAACAAGAAGCAGCAGAAGATGCAGTTTCAAATACTATGGCGAAAATTTGGACAAAAATTTCCCAATATGATCCCGACAGAGGAAATTTTTCAACCTGGGTTTACAACATTGCAAGAAATGAATCCTTAGTAATTAAAAAGAACGAGGATCGTTATTTACCCATTATCCAAGAGGTTGTAAAGAACTCTGATGATAGTGACGATTGTCAAATATCTTATAACAAATTTGAGGACTTGAATTCTTATGAGCAATCCTTTGTGGTTGATTCTGAGACTGAAATGGAAAATCTTTATGAAAATGTAGTGGAGAGAATGAAAAACCTTCCAGACATTTATAAAGAGATTCTCTTCGACAGAGAGATTCTAAGAATGAAATACCAAGAAATAGCTGACAAGCATGGAATGAAGAAGAGAGCTATTGCAACTAGGATTAGAAGAGCGCGATTGAAGGTAAGAGATATGTTCCCAGGAGTGAACTTGACATTCAACGATTAAGCGTAACTTTTTTGTACATTTCAGATATTATATAATAAAGAGATGAATTATCCATTTAAAAAAGTAATAGTTGATATTTCAAACTATTTCTTCCTTAGAAAGACAATCAAACAAAACATGGAAGGAATTGAATGGAACAAGTATAAACTTCGAGTGGATTGGTTGAATAGGATTTATACAGTAGTGAACCTTCCTCCTGAAGTTATTTACTCTCCAGATTCTCCTGAAGAAATAAGACCCGCTTATGTTTTAGAAGAATCAAGGCCTATAAATGAGTATCTAACAAGCTTAAACCTTCAGGAAATTTTGATACCAGAAATTAAACCAATACCTAATTCAATTTCTTATCTTATAATTTATTCACCAGCTTTCCAAAAGCTTTCTATTAAGTGGCTTCTATGGAGAATTTTCTTTATACTTGTTATAATTTGGTCTCAATATAAGTTTGGTACGTTGTCTTGGCTTAAAAACATAATTTCAAAAGTACTTGAGTTTATCTTCTAATATTACTATAGATAGGAAAAATTACGACTGGGGCAGAGCTTATATAGTCGAAGGAGCTTCTGAAGCTCCTTTAATTTTGCCATCGGTCACTACTGTTCTTAAGCTTTTAAAGAATGAAAAGTATGATAAGCTTAGAGAGCAATTCGGTGATGCTAGATGGGATAAGATTATGTCAGATGCAGCAGAAAGAGGAAACCATTTGCACAAAATGCTCGAGCTTTTCTTGCTAGAATGGGATAGAGAAAGAAATGTAGAAAGATCTCTCCAAAAGGCTCAAGTCTATGCAATTGAAGAAGCAAGAAAAGATGATGGTAAAAACTCCAAACTGGTAGAAAGAGGAAAAAATCTTTTCTGGAACTTCTACTATGATAAATTTTGGGAAAATATTTCAGAGATAGTAGACAATGAGGTTTTCTTGTATACAACTTTCAAGGGAGGCTGGGCAGGTGCATCGGACTTTATTTACAAAGATTTACAAGGAAATTTGATAGTTGAGGATTTTAAATCTTCGACTTTCATTAAAGATGAGGATGATATATTAGCTTATAAGCTTCAAATTTCAGCTTATATGTTTATGTGTGCAGAAAAATATGGAATTGTTCCTAAAATGGGAAGGATCAGAATAGCAAACGAGCAGTTTAGTGAAATCCAAACCTTTACAGTTGAAGATCATGAAATGAAAGTCTACTTAAAGCAGTTTATAGATTTAACTGAGCAATTTAGAAATTTGTACATGTCATAGAAACTAAATCCATCAATACACTATAATTTAAAAATAAAACGTTATGTCAAAAAAGAAAGAGCTATCAGTAGTCGAAAACGAGCAAAAATTAGAAAAGTACATCGATAAAGTAGATACTAAGAAAGTAGAGGATCTTAAAAATAAGATCGAAGAGTATAAAAAATCTCTACAGGGTAAAGAATATGCAGTTTCTATGAATAACAATCTTTTGGGTAGATTCGAAAAATTCATGAAAACAGAAGTGGAATGGAGATCAAAAGAGGCTCTTGGAGTTGTAGAAATCATCAGAAGAATTGAAAGTATTAAAAAGGAAGGTATCAAAGATGGTGTTGGTTACTTCACAAATTTAGAAGTTGAAGCTTCACATTATTTCATTTTGAAATGGTCTGGAAAAGGTGACTCAGAAATTAGCGATTTTATTTCTCTCTGGAAAACTTTTGAAGAAACACTTGCTCTTATCCACCAAGATAATCAAAATTTAAAGGATCTTGAAAAAGATCTAGCTGCAGCAGAACAAGGAATCACTGCAGAATAAAGTTCTTAACATTTCTAAAGGGTCCATTGCTTCAATGGACCTTTTTTGTTGGGATATATAGAAGCATGAAAAAGAAATTATTACCGTGGATCATCGCTCTTTCGGCTCTTTCAGTTTCTGGGTCTGCAGCTTTTTATTCAGTATCAGGTCTAGGAAAAATGTTTGCTGGTGCTTCACTACAAGTAATGATTTTAGCAGGAAGCTTAGAATTTGCTAAATTAGTCAGCGCTTCTTTGTTATACGAATACTGGAAATCTATTAATAAGGCTTTAAAGTATTACCTTCTTATAGCCACCTTAATTCTGATTATAATCACCTCTGCAGGGATTTACGGATTCTTATCATCTGCTTACCAAGAAACTGCTTTTAAAGTCCAAAATCAGGATAAAAACATAGAGATCCTTGATAAGAATATTACAATTTTAAAAACTGAAATTTCGAGCTACGAAAAGCAGGTTGAGCAAAAAAACACAAGGTTAGGTCAGATAACAGGAATCCGTGCTAATTTACAAGGCACTCAAGATCAATTAATAGCACAAAGTAAATCTACCACTTCAGTAAGACAACAAATAAAGGATATCGATTCTGAGATTAAGCGCATAGATTCTGAAGTGTCCGTTTACAATGATTCTATATCTTCAAAGAATTCCCGCATTTTTGAAATTGAGTCTAAAAAATTAGAAGCAGGATCTGACCAAGAGTTAGCAAAAGAAGTTGGTCCATTAAAATACATTGCTGGACTAACAGGATATACATTAGATCAAGTTGTCAATTGGTACATTTTAATTCTCATGCTTGTTTTTGATCCTTTAGCAGTAGCTTTAGTTCTTGCAGCCAACTTTGCATTCAAAAAATCTAAAGAGGGCGATGATGAATTATCAGAAAAAAATTCTCCAAATAATCCAATCGATTCTAAAGAGGAGGAATTTCAAGAAACAAGTGAACTGCAAGTGAATGAAGGTGAAAAATTTTATCCAGCATTTGGAGAAGATGTCACTAAAACCATTGAAATAAGCGATCTGATTTCATATCCAGAAATTGTAGGAGATAACCAAAAAAATAGTGCAGACTCTGAAGATAAATACATAGAGGATAAAGAATTTTTAGGATATAAAAATAAAACTTCAACAGTTTTACCTTCTTCTAACCCATTAAGCTTGAAATGATAAAACCAATATACACAACAGACTCGCAATACATCAAGTATCTTGATTGCAATCCTGGTGTTTATAGAAAAGTAGTTTTTCAGTCATGTAACTTAGAGATAAAAGAGGGAGTTAATGTTTTATCTAGAACTTCCTTATGTGATTTTAAATTGGAAGGACTAGGAAGTTCAGAACTGGGAGGATGTGGTGGATCTGCGAAAAGAAATATAAATCTACCTGCTGGATACTCATACACTCTCACAGCTCCTGAAGTTGGCCAAGCACAAGGTGAAGTACAAATGATTGTGATCAAAGCCAAGTACCACCAGGATGTGCATTCAGAAGACCGATATCTCTATTGGGAATACAAGGGGAATATCTACCCTATGAATTCATTAATGGTTCTTACAGGAAGAACTGAGCCCGAGATTCCTTGGCAAGGATGGGATTTAAGTTACTATTCCAATAACCCTCCAAGTCCTGTTTTTTCTCCTGCAATTTATCCTCCTATTTCTTCTCCAGACCCCACTTTCGGAGGTATTCTTTTTAGTAATCCTGGAACAAGTGATGTCCAGCTTGAAATATTTATTTTTAACTAATGGCTACACCTCCACAAGTATGTAACACTATAGAATTTGAAGGTGCTATCTTTCAAAGATGCAATCTTCAAGTAGTAAGAGGAACAACTGTGGCAAGAGAAATAAGTTTTTGTGATACAGATATCACAATTAACAACTTTTCATCTTTTAGTGGATGCGTCTATCCGAACTCCTCACTTATTCTAAATGCAGAGGGTTTAGGACAACTCGGATTTATCATGATAAAGGCCTCTTATCCAAGTACACTTCCAGTGGCTAGTAGATTTATCAATATAATTTACCAAGGAAACTATCTTCCGATGGCGAATCTTACTATCTTAACAGGAAATCCGAGTAATTATTCACCTGCTTTTGTGGACAGAGCATGGGATTTAGATCCTAATGGTAGCGATATTGAATCTCCATATTTTTCAGACGGAGGTATGCTTCTTTATAATCCACATTCAGTTAGGGTTAATGTTGAGGTAATTTTAGCTGGTGGATTTTATATAGATGATAACCCAAGCGATGAATTCATAGTATCTGAGGATGGAGATTTTATAATTTCGGAGGGAAACTAAAATGTCACTAAGAAAAAAGAAAATATCACAATTTCCTACAGCTGACACTTTTTTACAAGGAGATTATGTTTTAGGAATTCACGAAGGGGAAACTGCTAAATTTCCTCAATCTCTTGTTAATGTAACAGGGAGTCCTGGACCAACAGGAGCTACTGGAGATATAGGTTTGACCGGGCCAACTGGTATGACAGGACCAACTGGTAATACTGGAGTTGTTGGACCAACAGGACCAACTGGTAATACTGGACCTACTGGACCTACTGGAACTCTTGTTTATAACACGACATCACTTAATGCGTCAGGAACTACTGCTTCTTTTACGTATCAATATTATGGAATTGGCTACACAGGAGGAATTTGTACAATCACTCTTCCCTTAGGATCAAGTCCAGGAGATGATGGAAAATTTATTTCTATTGCTGATGAGGTAGGTGGAATAAGTTGGGGAAACAGAGGAATACTGATTCAAGGTCAAAGTTCCCAGTTAATAAACGGAGAGACTTCAGTATTGCTAAAAATTGAAAGAATGTCTCTTACATTACTATTCAGAAATAATTCTTGGAAAACCATATAACATTAAAATATGTCATATACTTATACAGACAAAATAAAGTTTGCTTACACAACTAATTTTGATGCTTTTGGCAGGTTAAGAACATCTGCCCCTCTAACCCTTTTCGATTCAAGTCATAGATATAGAGATAATGGATTATGGGCAACTCTTACAGCAGGTTCTGGAGCCAAAACATTTAACACAAACCAGGGAGTAATCGATATGAATGTCACTAATGCTAGTGGTGACAAAGTAGTCAGAGAAACTTATAGGGTATTTGCTTATCAGCCAGGAAAAAGTCTTTTAGCATTAAACACTTTTACCTTTGCAACTGGCCAATCTGGCTTACGACAAAGAGTAGGATATTTTGGTGAGAACAATGGATTTTATTTAGAGTTAGCTGGTACAACTCTATCAATAGTTAAAAGAAGTTCGGTTTCTGGTTCTATTGACAACAATTCAATAGCAAAAAGTTCTTGGAATGTTGATCCGATGGATGGAACAGGTCCTTCTGGAATCACTTTAGATATAACGAAATCACAGATATTTTGGATAGATCTGGAATGGTTAGGCGTAGGTTCTGTAAGATGTGGATTTGTTATTAATGGAGAATTTTACACGTGTCATGTTTTTAATCATGCTAACTTGATAACTTCCACCTACATAACAACCGCTTGTTTACCTCTAAGATACGAGATTGAAAACACATCAGGAACTTCATCATCTAATACATTGACACAAATTTGTTCATCTGTGATGTCTGAGGGAGGATACGAATTGAGAGGAGAAGAAAGATCTATTGATACAGGAATATTAACTCCTTATACCCTTTTGGTAGCGGGTACATTTTATCCTTTGGCTTCAATCAGATTAAAATCAGGGAACTTGGATTCAATAGTGATCCCTTCTTATATTGATTTGCTTCCAAAAGATAATGCTAACTATTCATGGAAAATTTTTGTAGGGGGAACTACCTCAGGTGGATCTTGGACAACCCTAGACGCTAACTCGTCAGTCAATTACAACATTACAGGAAGTTCATTTAGCAGTGGAACATGTGTTAGAACAGGATTTTTTTCAGCTTCGAATCAAGGAAAACTTAATATAAATATAGGGGATGACTTGTTTAAGAATCAGTTATTGAGGGATGGCTTAACAAGCACTCCTTTAGAATTTACAATTTGTGTTGCAGCAGAAACAGTTGGAGGGAGCGGAAATAAAATTTGGACGTCTATCAATTGGGAGGAAGTAACTAAATAAAATTGGACACGGGATTCTAAAAATAGAATGGATATATACTAAAAAAGCGAATAACAAATGGAAAAAAATATTAATCCAGAAATTAACAAATTAAATATGGAGACTTCCAAAAATGCTGCAGATTCTCTTAGAGAATGGGCTGGATTAGATGCTCAAAAAGCTCCTGTTGCATCTTCATTTTTAAATGGATCAACTTCGCAAATGATTAAAGAATCAAAAGATACTAATTTTTCACCCAAAGCAACTGAGGACACAATCTTTAGTTTTGGTTTATTGAATACAGTATCTGCACTTAAAAATTCTAGTCTTTATGATCTTCCAGCAGGTAAAATTATGTTGGAGAAATTTGAAGGTCTATTAATTTCTAAAAATATTCCAGAAGCTTTTTTGATAGAAGGATTTATTCAAGAACTTAGCTCTTTTTCGTGGGAAGGATCAGCTGCATCTGTTTTAGAAAACGTAACTCACATTTTTGAAAATAGAAGAAGAGAAATAGAGGTAATAAAGACATACGAGTCAATTAAAAATGCTCCAGGCAGAGACATATTTTCTGATGCAACATCCACTATGAAAAATTGGTTGGTTTCAGAGAAAAGAACTACAGATTCGCTTTTGCATGGACTTAAAAGATTTGGATTTAATCCAATGGTAAGAAATCTCGTTAGCTTTTTATCAATTCACGAAAATAAGGTTAGTAATAAATTCTATGTAGGAGCAGACAATTCAATTTGTGAGGTTTCTAACATATATTCACCTTTGCTTGTTACTGAAAGTGGAGTGGTATTCTTCTCTAGTGGAAAATACTTCAAAATAGAAGAGACTACACAAACAATATTTGAATGTCAAATGGAGGAAGTTCCTGTTGATTTTCAACAAAAAGCTGTAATGGTTGGTGATAGAGATATTAACATAGACAATAACAAAATTACCTTGAATATAGGTAAAAACAAAGTTGAAATTGTTTTTGAAAACAAAGAGAAAACAATTTATTACGACGGAAAGAAAATCAGTGAGAGCGATTTACCTTTAGCAGTTAGCGTTTCTACTGGAAATCTTTTAGAAGGTGCTAATAGCAGGATAAACAGAGCAATCTTTGTAGCTTCAGCTTCAGAAGAAATTGTAGATATCGATTTCGGAAAGAAAATTAAGTCAAAAGTTTACGAAGGTGTTGAGGCAAACGTTTTCAAATTGAAGGATAAAATTTATGTTCAAACTGTTAATCCAGCAATGAAACTCAATAAAATTTATGAGTCAAATGCTACTCAAGCAGTTAACATAATTAAAGACTTCATCAAGTTTGATATATCAGAGTCTTTGACTGAGTTTTTGAACGGAGAGGAAGCTTTCTTAAGTGTTATGAAAAATGACAAAAAAGAAATTGTCAAAAACATTGAAATCTTAGAAGGTGAACTTAGAAAGATCGAAAATGTAAAACAACAGAATCCTCTTATTGCCCAGTCTCCAGAATTAATCAATTTGGAAGAAGGCATAGAAAACGAAATTACCTCTTTGAAAAATAAGTGGAACCAAGTTAATCTTGAAATCGAAAGATTTGAGAAGAAGGCAAATGATATTTCTTCAGTTAATGAAGAAATGGGATATCCATTAGACACTGAAGTTAGAATTAAAAGAAATGGAGTAAAAGGTAAAGTGATTGGTGTTGATGGAAGTTCGAAGACTTATACAATTCTTTTTAAGGAAGGAAAAACTGGTGAATACTTTTTCTCTGATGTCGAAGATTTAGCAGATGAAGTTGATCAGTATGACATCAACACTCCAGATATGGATCTTGAATTTACAAGTGAGTCAGATCAAAGCTTATCTGTAGCACCTGGAGATAATAAAATGTCACAAGGTGACAAGGAGTTCGATTCAATGTATAAGAAGCATTTAGCTAAAGCTCCTGATAATGATCCAAAGTCAGCAGCAACATTTATTGATAATGAGTCTAATTCAAATTTGGCCGCAGCTCCAGCTCCGAAAGATAAAAAAATAGAAACTGGTAAAGCAGCAATTTCGAACAAAACTTTGGCAGCTGCTCCTGATGCAAAACAATCAGCTGGAAAAAAATTCATACAGGATTTGACTAATTCAAATTTAGCAGCAGCTCCTTCAGCAAAAATTAAGAGTGCAGCTCAATTCATTGACGATTTGAAGAAGCAAAACCTAGCTTTAAAAGAGAGCCAAAAGAATTCTCATATTGAAAAAGCTCCAAAGGCTAAATCAGAAAAGCCTAAGAAGTTTATGGAAGATGAAGAAGATGCTAATTTGGCAGCAGCTCCTGGAGATCACAAGAAGAACGGTAAGAAATTTGTAGAGGATACAAAGAGAGCAAATCTTTCTTCAGCTCCAAAAGCAAAAAAAAAATAAACACTAATAAAATAACTGAGTCTGAGGCCTCTCCAGAACATGGATTAGGCAACAGACTCAGTTTTATTTTGGACGATTTGAAAGATTGTCTGAATAAAATACAAGAACTAGAAACTTCTAGTATAGAAAATGGTAAAATTGGAATAGACATTATTAAAGATTCAAGGGAAAATTTGGAACAATTAAGAAAAAATTTAGAAGATCAAATCGCTAAGCTCCAAAATAACCTGCCCGAATCATGATATATGTAAAAAACAAAGACCTTAAAAGAGCTTTATTAGAAAGCAAAGAGAAAGGGGAATTAACATCAGAAACTGTAAAAATGTTTACTTTGATAGTTAATGGAATGTCTAAGACTCACTCTTATAGGGACACAGAAGATAGAGAAGACTGCATATCTGCTGGATTAGAAGATTTAGTAAAATACTGGAATAGATACGATCCAGCAAAATCAGATAATCCCTTTGCTTTCATTTCTCAGATTGCACACAACGGTATGAAGAAAGGTTGGAAAAAGATACATCCACCAAAATCTATCAAGACCATTCCATTTTCTAGAATAGTAAAAGAGGAAAACTCTAATTACAACATCTAATCCCTATTATTCATTTTGAATATATAAAGTCACTGTGTAGCGGAATTCTGTATACAGAATTTAAACATTTTGTAGGAAATGAAAAACATAAAGAACTTAAGACCTAATAAAAACTCAGTCTATCAACAAGGACTTTATGTTCCGACAAATCCGAAAAAGTATATAGGGGATATCAACAACATTATTTACAGAAGTTCTTGGGAAAGAAGATTCTGCCAGTATTGCGATATGAACCCAAATATTACTAAATGGAGTTCAGAAGCAATTTGTGTTAAGTACTGGAGTCCAATCGATAAGAAAGAGCACAATTACAACATAGATTACTATATCCAGGTAAAAAAAGGTGATGTTCTAGAAAACTGGTTAATAGAAATCAAACCAGAAGATCAGTATGCTTTAGATAAAAGACCAAAAGAACCAACTGGAAACTTAACTGAGAAGAAGATTCGATCATATAATGAAAAGCTTAAGATCTGGATCACTAACAGGGCAAAGTTTGAAGCTGCTAAAAGATTTGCAGAAGATAGAGGCTACAAGTTCGGAGCTATTAATGAGAAATTTATAATGCGATGAAATCCTTCCAGGAAAGGTTCGAAGAATATCAATTGAGTGTCTCTGGTCTGTCTTCCTTATCCGATGCTTCATTTCTGTTTTGGAGAGAAAATTATCTTGACAAAAAATCAACCTTACAGATTTCTGATTTTCTAGTTGGTAAAATATATTCCTTTGATTACAACGATAAACTCGATAAATCAAAGAAATTCGTAAACAGAAGACCTCTTTTGTTTTTTATGGGATTCTTTAACTCCCAAGATAAACTTGTATTTAGTGGGCTAGATTTAGTTCTTATTCCTCCTCAATATAGACTTGCTTTTTTCAGTAGAATAAGTAGTGTCTATGAATCCCAAATATCGACCAATGTTCAAAGGATAGAAAAAGGTGATGTTTTAGAACAGGTGCAATTAAAATGTGACTATCCAACTATGGATTTAATCATGAAAGGAATTCCTTGGAAGAATTCTTATAGAGCTTGGGATTTACAGAAAATAAGAGATGCAAAAGAAATTACCTACGAAGATTGGACTAGAATAGTATATCTGCATACCAGGGCAATTGAAGGGACCCCGATTGAAGAGATATATAAGAAAAACTCACTAGCATAATGGCTGGATTTACAGATGGCAAAAAAACTTTTTTTAGCTCTATTGTAGAGAATATTAAAAAAGTGGGAAATTTCGGAATGGCTTATGGAGATCTAGTCGTAAAAAATTCCTATGCAGTTGGTGTTACTGAGGCACAATTTCTTAAGAAAGGTGGTATAAAGGATGAGTCATTCCTTTTCGGGATAAGAAAAGCAGATACCACAACAAAACAATACATAGCTTATTTTGATAAGGATTTCAAGAACAAAAGACATTATGTTCAAGGGTTTGCACAAAATCCGGAAATAGAATTCATATTAGATACTGTATGTGATGAATCGATAGTTTATGATGATAAGAATTTCTGGGCTTATTTCTCTTTCATGCAACATGAAGATGTCGATAAAGAAATCTATGCTCAGACCCAAAAAAGATATAAAGAAATTTATAACCTATTTGGATTCAATCAGGATATCTCAGCTTGGCATTTATTCCGCAAATTTTTAGTAGAGGGAAATCTTGCTTTTGAAATAGTTTTCGATAAGAAAGGAAAAAGTATAGTTGGATTCAAAGAAATAGATGCAGCATCGTTAGTTCCAACTGTAGAAGCTCAGCCTGATGGATCTTTCGTTGATATCTGGATTCAATATCCTGATAATCCTTCCTTAACCAGAAAATTGTACGATTCGCAAATCATCTATATAAGTTACGCCAAGGGTGGTGGTACAGCTTCGAGAATAAGCTACATTGAAAGATTAATAAGGTCATTCAATTTGCTTAGAATCATGGAGCACACTAGGATAATTTGGAACGTGATGAATTCCTCTTATCGTATGGCTATGACTGTACCAATAGGTACAAAATCACCACAAAAAGCCAAACAAACTCTAGGTGAACTTATGTCAATTTACAAAGAGGACATAAGATTAAATACAGACTCTGGTGAGTTAACAGTTGACGGAAGGCCAAAAATACAATTCTTCAAGAATTATTTAATGCCATCTTCTCCTAATGGAACTCCAGATATTCAGCCTTTACCAGGAGCTGGTGATGCCACTGCATTTTCTGATACAAAGGCTCTTCAATATTTTGCAAACAAATTAAGGATAGATTCAAAAGTTCCAGTTTCAAGATTTGGAAGAGAAGACAGCGGATCTGAAGGAACTATTTCCTTTGGAGCAGATGGATTGGATATGGAAGAAATTAGATTTAGTAAATTCATAAACAGGCTAAGGTCAATCTACCAAGAAATCTTAATGAAACCCCTCTGGGTCCAATTTTGTTTGGACTTTCCGCATCTCAAAAATGACTATATAATTAAATCCGAATTTGGTCTTGATTACGTGAAAGAGAACATGTTTAAAGAAGCCAAGGAGATGGAAATTATGACAGCAAGAAAAGATCAAGTGATTAAAATATTGGGCTTGAAAAATTCAGAGGGTAAACCATATTTTAGTTTACAATTCTTGCTCGACAGATATCTTGGAATGACAGCTCAAGATAGAATTGATAACGAAAAAGCTAAGAAAGAAGCTGCTGAGAAGAAAAAAGAAGCAGAAGGAAAAGAGGGTGAGGGCACGGAAGAAACTAAACCTGAAGAAGCTGCAGGAGAATTTAAATTATAACTATGGCTGGATTTATAGATAACTTAGGAAAATTCAATCCCAACATATCGAGGATTATTAAAAATCTCAGCGGGTTAGGAAGCTTTGGAATGGATTACAAAGATCTTGTGATTCAAGACTCTATGGCTATTGGTATATCTGAAGCCAATATGAGGGAAAGATTCGGTTTTTCTGAGGATGACGAAGATTTCATTTATAGTATAGCTGCTCAAGACACATCTAATAGGAAATATATCGCTTATTTTGATAAAGACTATCCTTACAAAAGAGATTTCTTAAGAACGTTTGCCCTCAATGCTGAAATAGAATACATTCTAGACACTATTTGTGATGAAGCCATAGTGTACGATGAGAAAAACTTCTTTTGTCATCCTAGCATGATTAATATGGATTTAAAGGAGGATGTGGTACAAGCGCTTAGGAAGAACTTCAGAAAACTTTATGTACTTCATAATTTTGCCAATGGGTTAACTGGTTGGCAATATTTCAGACAACTTTTAGTTGAAGGGTTTCTTGCTTTTGAGATCATATACTCTAGCGATGGTAAAGAAATTGTGGGATTCAAAGAACTCGATGCAACAAGTTTAACCCCTGCAGTTGAAAAAAGACCCGATGGCACAAGAGAATCTATCTGGTGGCAATACTATGGTGAAACTACAAGACAAAGAAGACTTTTGGATGCCCAAGTTATTTACATATCTTATGCTAAGGCCAACACTGCATCAAGAACATCTTATACGGAAAGATTGATTAGATCTTATAACTTGTTAAAGATCATGGAGCATTCTAGGATTATCTGGAATGTTATGAACTCGCAGTTTAGAATTAAAATGACAGTTCCTATCGGAAGTAAGTCACCACAAAAGGCAAAAGAGACACTTGGCGAGCTTATGTCAGTTTACAAGGAGGATATTAAACTCGATACAACATCAGGAGAACTTGCTATTAATGGAAGACCAGATTTACAGTTTTATAAAAACTATCTTTTTCCTCAACAAGCAGGGAATAGTGTTAAAGTAGAAACCATTAATGCTCAAGGGCCAAACTTGAACATTATGGATTCTGTTGTTTATTTCTATAACAAACTCAGACAGGATTCAAAAATACCTTACAATAGATTTAGTGCAAGATGGGGGGTTGGGGCTGGAAATCCTTTTAAAATCCCAGCAGATGGATCTGAAAGAGATGAAGTAAGATTTTCAAAGTTTGTTACAAGATTAAGGTCTATATTCCAAGAGATTGTTGTTAAACCCCTTTGGATTCAAATGTGTTTAGATTTTCCAAGCCTTAAGAATGACCCAGAATTTAGAAGTCAAATAGGGGTTAAGTTCGAAAGTGACAATGTTTTTGGTGAATCCAGAGAAATTGAGCAACTTATTAAGAAAATCGATTTTGTTACATCATTGGGAGAAATCAAAGAAAATGTAAACGATGAAGAAGTACAATATTTCAACCAAGACTTCCTCATTGAAAGGTTCTTGGATTTAAACTATGATGACATTAGGATGAACAAAACTTACATTGAAAAAAGTCAAGGAGCTTCTGGTGTAGCAACAGAAGGGGGAGCAGCACCAGCTGAAACTACTCCAGCTGCTGAAACACCTGCGACAGAAACTCCAGCTGCCGAAACACCACCTGCAGAAGCATAATCCACGTTTCCATTTTCTTCATATTATTCCTTTCACTGGAAACTCCTGTGTTTTTTGGTGTAAAATAGTAGGAATTTTTTTTTCTTCTTCTAATTTTCTTAAATTTGCTTAAAACAAATAACATGCAAAAAGAACTTTCTGTCCTTCTACAAATAGAATCTACTACTGGAGAGGGATCACAAAAAATCAAACAGGATCTCATTAAAAACAACTACTCGAAAGAGTTAGAGTATTTGCTAAAAGTTGCTTTAGATCCTTTTTTGACCACTAAACTACACAAATTAGAAGTCATAGAAGAAAGTCCATATTTAGTCCAATATGACGCATTCGAAAAGTTTGTAGATCTAACAAGCAGACTTTTTGAAGCACCAGCACCAAATGACAAATTTCGAGAAGAGGCTTTTGAGCTAGTTAATTGTACTCAAGCTTCTTTTGAAGAAAGAAAAATGCTCGGTAAGGTCCTAACCAAAAGATTGAATATAGGAATCGGAGCTAAATTAATCAACAAGGCATTCGGAAGAGAAGTTATACCTGATCCTAGTCTGATGTTAGCAGAGGACGATGAGAAAGAGATAAACAAATGGGGGAAAATCATATGTGAGGAAAAATATGACGGAGTTAGAATAATCGCTTTCGTGTCAGGACAAGAAGTTAAATTCTTCACGAGGGCTTTCAATGAAATTTCTTCTGGATATCTTTCAGTCATAGCAAACGAATGTAAACTTCTTATTAAAAATTCAGGATTAGAAGGCGATTGGTTTTTAGACGGTGAACTTACAGACTCAAATAGAAAAAGTGTTTCTGGAAAAGTTAACCAAATGCTCAAAGGAAAACCTGCAAGTTCTATAGGTGATGATTTAATGTTCAATGTTTTTGATCTTGAAGATGCAGAAACTCTGAAAAGAGGCAAGGGGGTAATTCCTTTTGAAATAAGGAGACAAACATTAGAAGGGGTATTTGAAAAATCCCCAACATATTCCGTAACATTGGCTGAATCATTTGTTACAAAAGAAAAAGAAGACATCTATAGTTACTATAAAAATATAGTTAGTAAAGGTGGTGAAGGAGTTATTCTTAAAAATCCAGATCACGTTTACGAATGTAAAAGATCAAAAAATTGGATTAAACTCAAAGAAGTAAACGAGTGCGATTTAGTAATTAAAGGTTGGTACCCAGGAGAAGGAAAAAGAGAAGGATTTATAGGAGGGTTTATTTGTGAGGATCAAACCGGAATATTAAAGGTAAAAATAGGATCTGGTTTTACTGACAACGATCTTCATGAATTGAGTGTTGAACCAGATCAACACATCGGTAAGATATGTTCAGTTCAGTACAATGTAATAATCAATGACAAAAACAACAATTGGTCATTATTCTTACCAAGATTTATAGAAATACGAAACGATAAAACTTTAGCAGACGATTTTACAGAAAATTGCAAATGATACAAGAATTATTAACTGAGAAACTCAGACCGAAGGAATTAAAGCACATGATCCTTCCGGATAGAATCAAGAATTCATTCGAAGGAGGTTTACAACAAAATGTGCTTTTATCGGGATCTCCAGGGTCAGGAAAAACCAGCATGGCAAAAATCCTGATGAAAAACCATCCTCACATTTTTATTAATGTTTCTGACGAAAGTTCAGTTGAGACTATTAGAACTAAAATTCACGATTTCTGTTCTACTGTCTCAATCATGGACGGGGAGAACATGACTAAGATTGTAATCCTGGATGAGTTTGATGGTGCATCTGAACAATTTTATAAGGCTTTAAGGGGAACCATTGAAAAATATGCAAAAGGTACAAGATTCGTTGCCACCTGTAACTACCTAAACAAAATTCCGGAAGCAATCAGATCAAGATTTGAACTCTATGATTTTGATCCGATTAATAAAGAAGAAGAGGTTGAAATCCAAGATCAATGGAAGTCAAGGGTTAGCAAAATACTTTCAGCAATTCAAATTGAGCACGATGATAAGAATTTAGATCTTTTTACGAAGAAGTATTTTCCAGACATGAGGTCTGCACTTAACACAATTCAAAGATGGAGTATTGATGGGATTAAAGATCTAACTGAATCAAAGATAAATGAGGTTTTGTGGGACCACGAAGAAGTATTTGAGCTCATTTTTTCTAAACCAGATCCTGTAAAAAATTACCAGTACATCGTTGGGCAGTACTCTTCAAAAACAGATGATGTTATGACATCTTTAAGCTCTGATTTTATAAGATGGA